CTAAATTATAAAGTAATCTAAAAAGTAATTTAATACCTTCAACACTTCCTTTAGAACTATAAAGATCTAAAATATGTTTTTCTAATAATGCTTTATTAGCTAAAATATTAGCTGGAATACCGTGTAGGTATTTGTCAATAAAATATTGAATAAAATCATTAGATGTAGTATCAATATCAGTAAATTTGTCTAATCTTCTTGCTTTATAGATTGGACCTTGTTGATCTAACCATTCATAATAAGCTTTAACAAATTGAATAAAATTTGCCCCATCTTCATTATAGAAGGCAGGAAACTGCTTTTGAATTAATGGGGCAATATTTTGTATTTTATTAATCATTAGTAAACGTAAGGAAGAACATTAATTTGAAGTTTAGTAAAATCTATTTCGAGATATTTGTTTGATTTAACAATAATATCAGCATTTAAAAATTTAGCAAAAATGTCAATATTACCTGGATAATCATAAGCAGTAAGATTAAATTTTAATTCACCTGTATCATAATTAACTGTGCCTGCTGCGCTATCAAGAATCACTTTAGTACCATCACTTAGTGTATAGTAAGTAATAAGTGTGCCATTACCATCATCTGCAAGCTGCGCATTTGTAACCAGAACACCGTTATTATCGTAATAAAAAGTTGAGCTTACAATAACTGGTGTTTCTTTTTTATTATAGGCATATTGGATTGGTCTGTTTAAAGCATTTTCAAAAGAAAAATCATAAATTTCTTGTACTGTTCTTCTTGGTTTAATTTTATAGATAGCTCTTAAATTAAGATCATCACTTACAATAGATGCGTCAGCAGAATCAATGTATGATGAAAGTTTAGATTTTCTAACATCTGCACCAAAGTCGGCAAGATAATCTACTTGATATTGATTAATCTGTTTTTGAACATCAGTTTTTAATTGTTGAACTGATTTAGTAGTGAGTGAAGGATTATAATATACATTAACTACAATTTCAGCATAAATGAATACTGGATCAACAATTACTGGTAGTGTAGTAAAAGATTTAGTTTGTAAGTACGAAACTATGTCTGCTTTTAAATCATCAGGCACAATAGGGTTGCTTCCTCCAACTACCATACTAATAATAGCTTTACCATAAACTGGTGGTATTGTTTCTTCACCACCATAAACATTAATGGCTATAATTTGAGGATATTTTTCTCTTATTAAATTTATGTAATCATCTTTTGTCACTGCTCTATTTTGAGTTGTGTAGTGACGAGGAGCATAAAATTTAATAGAGTCGGCGCTTTCTCTTTCAGTTCCAGACGCAGCAGGCACATTTGTAGAAACAGACACGCTATAGTTATCAATTTTATTAGGTGAGCTAAAAGCGTATACTTTATTGCCTAATTCACCATTAGTAGATCTATAAGTAACTTTTATAATATTGCCTGGAGATAAAGCTTTACCAAATACACCATCACCAAATACTATTTCATACTGATCATTATTATAACCTTGTAAAAAATATACTGTTGATGTACTGTTTAACCCAATTATTGATTCTGTATATGTAAAGTTAGTATTAGAATAATCAGTTAAAGAATTAGTAACATTAACTAAAATACTTGATGTATCTATATTAGATGATTGCAATATAAATTTAGTATCATATGGATATCTAAAAAATTCATCTACTATCTTACCTTCATAAACAGGCACAGGATTACTAGTATATAAACCATCTGCTCCACGATAAATTGTTACTGATGCATCAGTAGAAAAATCCATAGAAGTATTATTAACTGATGCTTTAACAGTAAAAAATTTAGGCAAAATTACTACCGGAGGATTATCAGCTCCTGTGTTAATAGTAAACGATACAATTGCTTTAGAAGAAGATCTAGATCTAGGAATATAATTTAATTCTTTAGCATGAGATACTATTGAACTTTTAATTTGAGCAGAATCTAAAAATGACTCGCTTCCTACCATATTCAAATAATATGCATTCATATATGTATTATATGACATAATATCTAAAAGAGCACTTAAATTAGAACCTTCAAAATCATAATCTAAAAATTCCGGTCTTGATTGTAAGAATAGTTTTAAATTATTTTTAATACCATCAAAACTTAATTCTGATACATTTAAAAATCCAGGATTGCTCATTAACGTACTCTTCTTAATACAACAGAAAGTGTAATTGGTTGTGTTGAATTAGTAATAAAAAATACAATAGTAACATTATATGTGTTGCTATCTGGAAGAGCTTTTACGTTTACACTGTAAAGATTAGCTCTTTTTTCATAGTTTTTTATTACTTCTGTAATTTTCTCTCTTAAAAAATATTCTGAATCTTTATTTAAGTTTTCAAATAAAGAAGCTCTGATTCCAGACCCTAAATTAGGCGTAAAAAATCTCTCATACGGATTAGTAAGTAATAAATTAATAATTGATCTTTTTACCGCTTGCTCATTAGTAATCATTATCATGTCACCCTTTATAGGGTGGACATCAAAATTAATAGGTAAATCTCTAAAAATAACATCTGTAGCCATATTTTTATTTATAGAGATGTTTTACATGTTTCTAAGAATTGCGGTTGATATTTTTGAATATCATTTGCTGCAGAAGCAGCTAAAGCCCAGCCTCCAGTGATAGGTTTAGAACCAAAAGGAGAGAACTTCTCACCCACAATAGCAGCACTCATGCTTAATAAAAACGGAATAGCGTTATCTGATCTTCTAGGCTCTATTTTAGAGAAAGGACTTACATTTAATATACTAGCAATATTTTCTGTAGTATTACTAATATGATTACCCATGAATGTACCCATTGGAGGTGGTTCAGAACTTCCTAAAACTAGTGAGGATACTAATGAAGATAAATTCATGCTTCCTCCCATAGAAGCAAAATTTTGCATACTAAATGATACTACACCGGATCCTCCGTTAGTGCTACCAAAAGATCCTACTCGTCTACAAAATACCTGATCAGTTGCAGGAAGAGATACAGGTGCTTCTCCAAAGAAACTTCTTCCGGCGTAAGATGGAGGAGTAAGCATTGGGTTGTTAGCAATTTGTGATGTTTTTAGTCTTTGACCCATAACTACACCCGACATAAACCCACCTAATGCACCCCCACCAGTTCCTCCTAATAGAGAAGCAGCAACTACACCACCTAGTGCTCCAAAAGAAGAAAGAGCACCACCAAGAGGTGACATATTTAACAAACTGTTTATTGCATTTGGTCCGGCTTGTAAAGCGGTAGATTGTGCAGTTGCAGTAGGATTTAATACTGCACTTATTGTTGTAGGTGATAATGTTTCACCGCTTGCATAATTAGAGAGTGCACCTACTGATTGATAAATTGATGATGATGTTAAAGAAGGGGCATTAGCTAAAATACCAGTCTGATTACCAATTAAATTGGATGCAATACCTAAAGCTACTTGCCCAATAACACCAAGATTGCCTGCATAATTTGCTGTATATGAAGTAAGACCGCCGCTTGATTGTCTGTAATCATCATACTGACTAGAGCTTAAGTATTGTGCAGAGTATCTTTGATTTACAGATGCAACACCATGTGAAAGATAACCTACTTTATAGATTGTAGGGATAGAACAAATACCCGTAATATTTCTTATGTATTGTTGGTCACTTATTTCATCTATACCAGTAACAGCTCCAATATATTCTAAGTCTGATAGAGAATCAGTTCCCGCTAATATATAAAAGAAATTTTGAAGCGTGTCGAATGGAACTACACCTTCTTGTGAAAGTCTATCACATGTACTATTGATTGCATAATGTTCTTTTTCAGTTAAAATATAATTATCATGAGTTCTAACATAATTTTGAGGAGCAGTTTTATTTTTTAATACATTTGCAATACCAGATTTTTGCACAGAAGATTGAATTGCATTATTAAAGGCAACATTAGAGTTTTGATGTTCCTGGTTACCATAAACACCAGGTTGATGAATTAGACTTTTCTGAATAAAAGCCATCACATCTTTGTTTATTGCAGGAGATGAGCTTGCTGAAGTAGGATTACCTTGTGAATCAAATTGTA